AATTAGACCAGAAAGAAGCATCAGAAAAACTTGGAATTACTCAAGGTGCATTTTCAAAAAGATTGTCTAAGGCACTTGAACAAATGAAAAATATATTAGGTAAAGACTTCCTTTTTGATTAATGGAATATATTTTTTGATTTCTCGTATTATATAAATATGTTCCACAAAAACCTCTAAGACATTATAAGTGCGTCTGGAGGTTTTATTATTTAATTAAGTCCTTTTTATTGGTGGGGATCAAAAAATCTAAGGGAGATTAGAGAAGTGTCTGAAAACAACACACCTGACATGATTTACAACTGGCGCAATGAATTACGTTCACATCATGATGGCGTTATTGTTGTAGCTAATAGTCAAGCTCAAAAATATAAAAATCAAGGTTTCGATAAGTCCGAAGTTGTAGAGTTGCTCGCAGCTGAAAATTTTGATTTGGACATTGCTAATAGAGTTGCTTCTAAGTTGTTTGATTCTGCTGAAGAAGTTGAACAAAACACTGCTGTAGAAGTTGCTGTCGTTCCAACTAAATATTCTGACTGTGCTCCTATTATTGAAAGATCATTAACAAAATTATCTGCAAAGGAATTCGTCAAGAGACTTTGCACTGGTCCTCATTCTATTGTTAAAACAGATGAAAAGGGCTTGGGTTATTGGATGAGACTTACAGAGGCTGCTAAAGAAAGTAGAACTGGTAGAAGAAATCTCCACGCATCTTTGAAGCCTTTTGTTGAAGAAACATTGTTGAATAATGTTCTTTTGGCACAATCTCAAGAAGCACAAATTAAAACTGCTTCAAAAACTAAATTTGTTGTATCTATGAAGAAGGGATCTGCTGAAGTTGATTTATCAAACGCAACTTCATCAAGCGACAAGTTTATTGGTGGAAATTACGTTGATTTTGGACTTGCTGATGAATATATGGTGAAAGCTGCTGATACAGTTTCTCCATATCAGAGATTAAAAAGAGCCCTTAAAGACTAATTTACTCTCAAAACTATCGAACAAGCCGCTTTATATGCGGCTTGTTTGTTTTGTATAACTAAAGAAATGGAATCAAAAAAAGAAACTGTAGATGCACTAATTGTTCCCGATGAAGGGCCAAAAAAGCCATCTAAAATGTTCAGGGATTTGAAAGAAGGCGACAAACCCTTAATGCCTCTTCCTCCTGACAATATGAGTGATATATCTTATCCTCAATTTTTGGAACCACGATGCGCAATTTGTACTTCGCCTTTCAGAGATTTGGTAGAACACGTATATCTTGATTCTGGTCGTAAAAATCAATCAGTAATTAGATTCTTCCAACAGTATTTTGATGCACAGATGAACTGGATGCAGATTAATACTCACATGGAGCAACACTGTGATTTTAAGAAAATCTCAACTTCTGGACTTAAAAATTACGAACAACGAGAAGAACTTATTGCTCCTTGGATTTTTCGTGAACATCATCTTGCTCTCACTGCCTTACTTGTAGAACTTGACGATGTTAGAGGTATTGACTGCTCTAAAAACAATGATATGAAACTTAAGAGAGCAGCGATGGTAGAAAAGTTAATTTCTAAAATTTTACATCTCAAAGAAGTAAGAGATAATCAAGGTATTTACAATATCAACATCTTTGAAATTCTTGCTAAATTACATGAAAAGATGGACTCTGAAAATGACAAAAGAATTATCAGAGAAGAAATTGTTGCCTTGAGAGAAAAGATTCAACAAGATAATTAATGAGAAAACAAACACAAGTTCCTAAATCTCCAACAGAATTAAGAAACCAATTACTTCAACAAGCTAATACCGTTACTGCATTATTTAAAGATACAGAATATGCAGATGATTTTGTTGATGAAATTATTCCTGCCACAAGATCAGAAGTTGCTCCTCCACTAAAGCCACCCAAAGACAGATTTAATCCTGATCAAATTGTAGATATTATTACATTTATTGAACATCCTTATTTTTGTAACCTAAGGCCTTATCCCTGGCAAAAACTTATTTTAAAGTGCTTTTATATGGGACAAGAAGGCAATACTAATCTTGTAATAAATGAATCTGACAATCAAGAAGATTGCAAGGGATGTGTTTGGGATTATGTCCAAAAAAATGAGAATGAATTTTTAAAAGCCCGATCAGAAAGTAAACAATTTAAAACAATTTTTAATGTTGTTAATTCTCCTTGTTTGCAATGTAAACGTCTTGATAATAATGTTAGAGAGGAAAGATATAAATTTGCAAAAAATGAAGCTACAAATCCTGATGCAGAAAGACAAGTAGAAGTATTAGAAGCCAGACCAATAATTGATGGTTTTCAAAGTGAATTTGATTTACTTTATTCTGAAGAGTTTGACCCAAAATTAAGAATGCAAGTTCAAGAAAAATGCACTAAAAGATACAAATTTGAAGAATTAGTTTTAGTACTTGGTAGACGTTCAGGAAAATCGTTCCTTGTGTCTGCTATGGCTCTTTATGAATTATATAGATTAATTTCAATGGGTCATCCTCAAGCAAGATATGGTTTGATGGAATTTGACGAAGTTGTTATCCTAAACGTTGCTCGTAATGAAGAACAGGCTAAAAAAGCAATCTTCTCTAAAATTAAGCAAACAGTTTTAGCTTCTCCATTTTTTGCACCTTATATTGGCAAAGATACTGAGCTTGAAATGAGATTCTACACTGAACACGACCGAGAAGAGAATGTAAGAAGAAAAGAGCAAAATATCAATCTTTTTGCTGGTTCTTTAGTGTTGCGATGTGGTTCTAGTAATGCTTCAGGTCTTGTTGGTTTAACTTGCTGGACAATAATTATGGACGAAGTTGCTGCTATGGCTGGAGATAATCCTGAATCTGGCGTTGACTATGCTCTTTATGATGATTTGAAACCATCTCTTGCTACATTTGGCAAAGATGGAAAGATGATGCTTCTTTCCAACCCTAAAGGCCCTCTTGGATTGCTTTATGATTTACACGAGAATAGACAAGACGATCCTACTACACTTGTTATGAGACTTCCAACCTGGCTTACTAATCCAAACATCGATAAAGAATGGTTAGACGGTCAAAAGAAGAAAGATCCTCAAGAATTTCAAATGCAATATGGTGCAGAATTTGGAGCATCATCATCTGACCCAATGTTTAATTCTGAAGATATTGACAGAATGTTCTCTTCAATGTCAATGGTAAAAAGAAAAGAAAGAGCAGAAGGACATTTTGAATACTTTTGCCATTTAGATCCTGCAAGAACTTCAGATTATTATGCCCTTGTCATTGCTCATACTGAAAATATGTATGGTCAAATTGGTCCCGACTTTAAACCATTGAAAAGAGTAGTTATAGACCATATTCATTTTTGGAATCCTAAAACCAAGAACCAACCAGTAAAAGAAAGTGAAGTTGAAGACTACGTTATTGATTTACACGTTAAATTTAAGTTTAAACAAGTTTCAATAGATCAGTGGAATTCACAGTCTTCTATTATTAAACTTCAATCTATGAGAGTTCCAATTGTAGAGCGTCAATTTAATAAAGAATATAAAGAAAATATTTACACAGAATTATCTCAATTAATTCGAGATGATCGAATTGATATTTATGATTTATCTGGCGGAGAATATTATGATCAAGATAAAAAATTAATTTCTTTAAATGAAATTCAAGAAGCCAAAATTCAATTTTTATTCTTACAAAAGAAATGGAAGGGTAAAAGATATTACATAGAAGCTCTTTCTGGCTATAAAGATGATATTTGCGATGCTGTTGCTGCTGTAGCTTATGAATGTCTTACATCTAAAATTATGATCAGATTGCCTAGATCTAAAATGGTAAATCTTAATAGGAGATAATTATGGAAAATATTCATCCTAAAGGTTGGGGATATGAAAACTGGATTGTAAATAAACAAGAATATTGTGGAAAATTATTATATTTTTATTCTGGTAAAAAATGTTCTTGGCATTATCACAAAATTAAAGATGAAACTTTTTTTATTGGATCAGGCAAAATAAGACTTTTGCATGGTGATGATGACGATATAAATTTAGCAAAAGAAGTTATTTTATCTAAAGGTGATTCATTTCATATATATCCTGGCTTGAGACATCAAATGATTGCTTTGGAAGACACCGAGCTTTATGAGTTTTCTACAGAGCATTTTGAAGATGATAGTTACCGAGTAATTAAAGGTGATTGAAATTTAAAATAAGAACAAATCATTATGTCTAACAATATCAGAACAGCTTCATTTGGTGGTGTAGGCGGAGGGGGAAATGGTGCTCCTTTTCAGCCTGGTGGTAGTCCTATTGGTCGTGGTGGGTCAAATAGAGGCGGGAATGGGATCAATGATTATGCAGATGAAGATGCAAGTTTTGATAAATTGCTAAGAAGAACCCACATTGAGCCTGATACTAGAGATGTCAATATTGAGTCGAGACTTACTCCTCAACATAAATATTATGAAGAATTAATCCCATATGAATTAACTCCTGAAGAGAGATTAAGAGCAAAATTCAGAGCTCAGCTTCATAATTACAAACAATCTCTTGAAAATGCTGCTTCTGATTTAATTAAAAATAGCCCAGCATATATTAAAGAACATTACAGACCTAAAGCTGAACATATGATGACTATGGAAAAGGCTTTAGAAGATCGTCATAAATATAACAAAGATTATAAATACGATAGAGAAGAATACAAAGATCCTGATAAGCCTGAAAGATTACATTTTGCTATTTCTGACAAAACTATAAATCGTGTAGCTGAAGATTATGAAGTTGCTAGAAGAAATAGAATTACAAAAGAATATCCTGAAGAAAGAAATCAGTTTGATGAAAAACAATTTTCATATGCTCCTATTGGTAAAACTCCTATCTTGACTCATGGTGAAGATTTTGATGGATACATTCAAGATTTGATGACTGTAAATACTCCTGACCATGATGGCTTTCAAGAGTATGAGCTTAAGGATACTTTACTTTCATATCCTGATCCAGATGGCAAATCAAATGTTCATGCTCCAAAAGACATAGCTCCGCAATCTGAAACAACCAAAAATATAAATCCAAATGTTTCTACAGAACAACAATTGCATCCTAAACAAAAAGATACATCATATGCAGATTACATAGATCCTACCAATAAAGAAGATAAGGGCACAGAGGAAGTTTACGATGGATCTGCTTTTTACGGAATCGGTGGGCATACTTTTTAAAGGGAAGTTAAGGTTTATTTAACAAGAACAAATTATGGATGCAAAATCAATTCAAACATTAATCAAAGTCTGTTCAAGATTAGACAAAACTGGGCATTACTCAAAAGCCGATAGTTTGTTTGAAAAGATTGCTCAATATTATCCTCAACAGTCTGTTACACAATCACCAAATGTATCTTTAGTTCCATATGATGAACTAGAAGAAGAATACAAGCAAAACGATTTTTGGCGACAAAAAATCAATCCCAGAAAAAGAGTGCCTGAATATCGTGATTTGGGTGGCGAACAAGATGGACAGAGTATAGAAGGTCAATTACACGGACCTGATAGTGTTCCAGGACCCGCTTACGTAGATCCAGGTAATCCAGCTTCTAGCCCATCAATGGCAATTTCTGGCGGTGAAGATTTAAATGATAAATTCTCCTGGGATGAAACATATCAGAAAAATGTTGATGAAGGAAATGCTTGGAAAAATAGAATACCAAACAGATAAGGAATAAAATTATGCCTATACCAATTAAACCAGTTCACTCTTTAGATTTACATGCAGAATTATTTGATGGACCATCAATGGAAGGTCTTGGACTTTCAGATATTCAAATTCAACTTCTTGGCGTTTCACAAGCACCAAAGAAAATTGAAGCAGCTAAATTGAGTGAAAAATATTTAGATATGCTCAAGTCAATTGATGCTAATACTGATGCATTAGTCACTGCAGCTAGTTATGTTGCTTTACATAAAGAC